CTTAGTTCTTTTGCTAATCTATCTACTGTTATACGACTGGGCTTTCTTGTATATTCTTCTACAATATACGATGTTTGCTCTGAGGTATAGTTCATTCAAGGCCGCTCCAATGGTTGTTGGATTTAAATTGCCCACTAATTACTTCTAGCTTATCTTGGGCTTCCGCAATAATTTCGATTTGGGACTCTATTGCTGCTAGGATTTCTGGATGTTCTCCAATCCCAGCGGGGTTTTCTAAATATACGCTTACATTGGCTTTGGCAATAGCAATCTCGCCCTCTAACTTCTTTTGTAAGGCATCTATTAAGTATAGGTGTTTCAAGTTACGCTCCTTCTGGCATTTCAGGTGGTTCGAAAGATATAGTTATCTTTCCGGTGGTAGGGTCTTTCTCGATGCCAACATAGGTACAGTACTCTAACCATTCCGCTGTTATATTCTCGCTACCTATAATACTAGCATAGAGCTTCATAAGCTCTTGATAACAGTCCTCTACTGACATGGTTTGCTCTTGCAACATCTGTTGCCCTAGCTCCACTTTTCTCATAGCATCGTATAGTTCTTGTAGAGTGTTTTGCATTGTAGAAAGTTCTTTTTCTACTTCTACTTGCTTTCTTCTGCGATCAGGAAACTGAATTACATTTGACATAGTTTTCTCCTTAATACTGTATATTATACAAGACATAGCAAAAAATGTCAAGAAAAATTTTCTGAAGGTATAAAAAAATCCCCTAAGGCCGAAGCCCTAGGGGATTTGCATTAGACAGAGTACTCCTTGATGGGTCTTATCTCACGATAAGCAAGTCGGATTCCCAATTTTAAGCTGTGGCTCCAGGTTATCTGGATTTGGCTTTTTAAAATCTCAACAACTCCGTCGGTATACTATTACTTCTTTTTGGGTTAGCCGTCGGCGAATAGTATACTGTCTAATTACTCCTTTTAACATTAAGTGAGCAAGCACCTCCTTCTTTATCCCTTGCTCGATGAGAGACTCACAAGACTAGTCTGGACCTCTCCCCTGCTCAGTAACGTGGGGTAATGGTACTGAGTGTAAGTTTGCCGTTCCTAGGAATTGATACCAATTTAACGAACGGGAGTATTTAACGATGATACTCAAACGATTCCAACACTTTTTTAGAGTACAACTCTTGGAACAAGAACCCTAACTCCCCTCATTTTCAGGTTAGAGGTGAGGGAATCACCCGAGATCCGCTATAGCAGCATCTCCTTAACTAGGGCACTTGAACGCGTATTCTCTATGCTCTAGCCCCGATTTCTTAACATATATTATACTTGATTTAAGCATTAAAAGTCAAGAATTATTTTTTGTAATGCCTAAAAAATTTAACTTTTGGCAGGGCACCACGGATTCGAACCGCGACCGCAAGGATTTGGAGTCCTGCATCATACCATTAGAACAATGCCCTAGAACCTCTACTACCTTCCCTGTCCTTTATACTTTTTATAGTTAGCTTTCTTACTCTTATTCATAGAAGAAAACTTAACCCTAGCAGGCTTCCCGCTACTACTGGACTTCTTAGGGGCTTTTGGTTCCCAAGCTCTTCCTAGTGTCACTCTTTTAGCCATTCTTCATAACCTCCATACATAGATAAAAAGTGCGTTCGTATAGACCACTATTTCCTTGAGATTCATGGAAAGCGTACTTTTGGCACTCTTTTTGCATATCAATCTCAATAGGCTCTTCTCCTATATTACCGCTTAATGGTATAAATAGGCAAAATACTACTAAAGGTATTCCAACAATTACTTTCATTTTCATACTCTTCCCTTGTAAGGTGGGGCTGCGGCTGGGCACCAGTTTTACCGCGATCTTTACTGCCTTATCCCACTATCTAACTAGGAGCTACCTAGCAATATTGAGTCCCTGGCTTCCCCGTAAACTTTATTTAAGTGCTGTCCCCAAGCCATAAGGATGAAGGGTTGCTTTTAGGAGGCTTGTATTTATCCCCCAGCACTTAAATAAGGTGGCTCTCCTTTGGATAACAAGGCGAGAGCCTCTCCCCGCTAGCTTATGCAGCTAGTTGATAAACGTCGTCGTTTGCGTTTATATTTAGGTTTTGCACTGTAACGGGTGCTCCCGATTCTCCACTAACCTCTGATCCCTTGTCGAAACCTGACTCCCCCATCAGAAACATACTAGCTGGGACTTAGAGTTCTTTGTCATGCCCATGAACCTCGGCTTCTCCATTCTAAGATGAATCCGCGACACTATGTCTAACGTGCAGCTGACCTTGGTTACTAGTATGCTTTTGGTGGAGGAGGGGGGAATCGAACCCCCGTCCACTGAACCGTACTTTAGCTTCATCGAATTAGCTGAGTACAGTTACTCCCAACACTTTCTCTTTAAGGATGAGAAGGTCAATCTTTGAAGCTTTAGCAAGCGTAGGCATTTCAGTACCTAGTGCAGCTTCGATTTGATTAACAATGTCAGCCTTGCGAATGATGGGGGCACCTGTCTTAGTCATACGTGCCTGTGCTTTGTAGATGCCCATGCTGGACAACTTAGCAATTACGCTTCTTACTGGCTTGTCAAACTCTTCTGCCAGCTCTTCCGCAGTAGCGCGAGTTGGGTTTGCAGAGTAAACTTGCTCCATTCGCTCTACCATGTCGTCGGTGTAGTTCTTTGCTACGTCAACGTCTTTAGTCATAAAAAATCTCCCGAAAAATAAGTTGTTTATCCAATTCATATGTATATTATAGTGGTTTCAGTTTGTAATGTCAAGAACTTTTTTTGGTCTTGCTGCAATCGCTTCAATTCGATCGCTCCCATAATACAGGTAATGATTCAAGAAAGCACATTCATAGCCTCGTGCTTCACATTCCCATGGGGAAAACCAATATTCGCCCAACCACTTTGATCCTTTCCAAAAATTTCCATCTTCTGACAGGTCAAGATCATCTAATTCGTATTGCTTTACATGAACCATTTCATGCGCTGTGATACATATTATATCACTTTCTGTCGCAGTACGCAAGAACTTTTTATCAAATTCAATAACATATGAACCTATACATTCCTGCCCTACTTCAGCTTGATGCCCTCCACCGAGTTTTCCTACTGCTATCTCCACATCTACGTCTAGGTCAAAATAACCTGCGACTAGCTGTATCACATCCTCGATTAAATTTAGGCGTTTCTTCATTTTCATAATGTATATTATACTTGATTATGCAAATGATGTCAAGAGGTTTTTGCCTGCTTTAGTCTATCAATTAGCCATGCAATATCTTCCGCAGGCTCTTCCATAACCATAATAGCCGCAATAGCTTGTGCAGATGACATCCCATCTTGCATCATGCCTCCGTGCATTATTAGTAACTCGAATTGATTTTCTGTCATGCTATTCTCCCGATTTATGTACATATTATATTCGCTCCGGCATTTAATGTCAAGAAGTTTTTTCGTTAAGGTCAACGCACCCCAATTCCGGGGGGCCGCGTGCGGGGTTTGCAAGTCAAGTTTTATTTTCACGAATTGTCTAAAATTTTCTAAGATTTACGCACCCGTACCAAGACCTGCACGGGTTTGAATTAATTTGGCCAATCGTGCAAATAAAGCTTGACATGCGCACCCGTTGCGCGTATAATGGCGCGGGGAGACTTGTGGTTTGATTTAATTTGGCCAATGGTGAAAATAACACTTGACATTGCATCGCTTTGGCACTATAATCGGCGCGGGGCACTTTACTTTGATTTAGCACTTGCACTTTGGCGCCAGGAGACTTGCGCCTTTTGATTTAATTTACTGCACACCCGCAAAAAAGACTTGACTTTCTTAGCACTTGCACTTAAAATGGCGCAGGGGGCATTTAGGGTAGATACTTCACTTTGCCACTGGCGCCCGCGCGCCAAAATTTTCAAGCGACGCGCTTTTGGGTGGGTTTTTTCCGGAGAGTGTTTCACGTGGAACGCGGCCCATTATGAGCCGCTCAAAATTTCGTATCGCTTGCCGTTTGGAGCAACCAAAATATCGCCGGTCCGAAATTCAAAGCCGGCTTGTCTAGCGCGAGCCGTAGCCGCATCGCCAGAGCCAGCCTCTACAACAAAGCGCTCGCCTGATTTTGTGATAATTGTGTATTCGTTCATTTTTATAACCTCTGATTTAATAAAGCCATTATAAGCCGCGCGCGGGCAAATTGTCAAGCATTTATTTTACCTATTTTTGGCGCCGCCAAACGAGAATTATTCTCGTTTGGATTCGAGGCGGTCGCAGAGCCTACGGATTAGCTCAAGCCGTCCCACGCCTTTTTGGTTGTAGTCGATAACGTCCCAACCGCCGCGAGAAATTACGCGCTCTTTAAGCAGAGTCATTTCGTCATAGTATGAAAGCGCGCGCTCGTCATTTGGCGATAGCTTCCAATATTTTAGAGGCGAAATTCTGCGCTCCTCAATTCGTCGCGCTTGCTCATCTTCAGAAATCGAGAGCCAGAATTTAATAAACCGAGTGCCGAATCTAACAGTCTGGTTTATCTCCCATGATTCAACGTCTCGCATAAAATTGCGATATTGCAAATCAGAGCACCAGCCGTTGATTTTCTGAACCAATGCGCGAGAATACCAAGAGCGATCATAGAACACGATTCCGCTGTCTGGCATTTTCTTCGTCCAGTAACCAAGCCAATTTTCCATGGTGGATTTGCTAGGCTTAGTCGATAGAACAACCGAGAAAAGCCGAGGCGGTAGGTATTGAGTTAATGCGCGAATAGTGCCAGATTTTCCAGCCGTGTCGCGCCCCTCTAAAACAACCGCGACAGGCTCGGTTAGAGCCTCCGCGATTTCGTTTAGTCGCGCTTGCTCGCGCTCCATTTCGTTTAGTTTAAGATCAGCCATATAATGCCTCCGATTACAATTAGATCCGCGCAAATGGAATAAACCATATAAACGCGGAATAAGATTTTAGCTAGTTTTTTTGACATAATTTGGTTCCTCATTTTTTCCTAGTGGAGTCGGACACCCATGAATCCCATTTTCGCGCTTTTGGGTTACGATGTCAAGCCCTAAATCAAGATTTTTTTGCCGCCATGAATTAGCGAATCTTGAAGCCGCCTGAATTTTAGTCATATTGTAAAATTCAGAAGAGCCGCCGACAGGCTTTTCGCCCTTGGTTCTCAAATCTTGAAATAAGCCAGTAACGCGAAAAGGCTTATTCCGAGAATGAAAAAATTGTTCAGCCGATAAAGTTTTATCGAACGTGCCAAGTTTAGCAAAGTGAAGCCGCCCGATTAGAACGCCCCTATCTAGCGAAAATGAACGCTCCATATCCGCGAGCGTGTTAATGATGCGAGATTGAACGCCATTAAAGCCGCCCGAATAACATTCTTTCGCAAAGCCGTCCTTAAAAATCTGCATCCCAACAAATGCGGGGACGTAATCGCCAAGGTTAAGCAATTCCCAAAGATAGTTATATCCTAGATCGGCATAGGGTGAGCCGTTTGAAGTTTCTGGTTTTGAGTTAGATGTAATTTCCATTAGGCGATTGCCTCCATATAGTTATTGTAGGATTCGGGAGCGACAACGCGAACCCGATTTTTTCTTAGCGTTTCTTGAACGTCTAAATCGTCATCAAAAAGAATAGTATTCTTGGTGAAAGTATCCCATTCGATTCCATTAGTGCGAGCCAATAAAAGCAATTCGGCAAGTTTGAATTGGCCGCATGGCAAATTGTTATGCTTAGATCGTGACATAATCAGCCGAGGCGTTAAGCCGTGATGATCTAAGAAAGCGTAATCGATAGCGGAAAGAACGCGCGAAGTTAAAATTCCGCAATCCAAACCCTCTGCCATTGCGTTCCGCAATACGTTAGCATACGGGAGCAAAGTATCAGCCCAAATATTTTTGGCCGTGTTCATTCGCTTCCAATCGTCTAGCGTTTCGCCTTGGCGGTGTGTCGAGTCGATGCAAGTGCCATCGAGATCAAATAAGAAGAGATGTCGCATAACCGATGATTCCTATAGTGTTTAAGATGATAAGATTATAGCATTGTTTGTGCCACGCTTGCAAGCATAATAATGCCAGCCCTAGCATAGCCATAACCTTGCCGATGTTCGTGTCGATTAGGAAAGGAGCCGCGCATAATAGCGCGGTTCCAGTCCAAGCGATTAGAGCCGAGAGCATAGGGGTTACCCTATGTTCTCAAGAACAGAGCAAAGCTCTGCTTTGGTGAGGTCACCCTCACGCTCTGGCAAAGCCAACGCTTTGCGAATCGCTCCAAGGTATTCAGCCTTGGTAGGATCAACGCGCTTAGAAGCCGCGCGCTTAGGTTGCGCGATGTATTCTAAGCCAAGGCTTTTCGCCTTAGAGATAACCGAGCGATGGCTCAAGCCAAAGTCAGCCGCAAATTCCTTAGCCTTAGCAAGGTTAAGGGGTTGAGCCGCGCCCAATTTCGCGACCATTTCGGGAGTATAATTAGACATAAAAGTCTCCTAAAGTTAAGAATTAATCGACCCATTCGATTAATTTATAAAGCCATTCTCTCATAAAAAACGCAAAAAGTCAAGCATTTTTTTATACCGATTTGTCATATCAAGCCGCCTTCATATAACCAAAAATCGCCGCGCCAAATGCAATCATTCCGTTGGCAATTAGACAGCCGCCGAAAATTTTGCCGCCTATAGGCGAGGCCATAGTAGCCGACGCTTCCCAAGCTAACAAGCCGGTGAACGTAAACGCCACGCCTACCGAGATCAAAAAGATTCCGATGGTGATATTGATAATCATTCTCATTTAGCCGTACCCTCGAGTATCGATTGACAAGCCCCTAGTATGGGGGAAGCCGCCCCGAAAGTCAAGCCCCAATCATGGAGATATAATGGAAAGAAAAATAAAATAAAAAATCCTTATAGATCAAGGAGTTACGGCGGGGCCTGCCTGTATGGGGGCGGTTCTTTGACTTGACGCCCGCCCGCCTCGCGGGCGACCCCCACATGTACGACTTTGGGTATTTTTTAAACTAATCTTTACAAAAATTTAACAAAATTTTAACACTATCTTCATCAAATTGTAATATTTTTATGATATAATATACCAGAAATCAATGGAGATTTCAAGAAGTATTTTAAGGAGAGCTTAAATGAAAGCAATATTTGCCCTATTCTTTCTTTTATTGTCAGGCGCATGCGCCTCAGCAGATCCGTACATAGAGTACAAAAATGAGTTGAAGTATAGAGATACCGACTTCAGAGACGACATCCATCACTTTAGACTTGGGTATAACTTCGAAAAATTTTATTTTGAAGGAGGCCCCCGCTCTGATGGCTACGCTACTGAGGTAGGGTATAAGATTAAACAAGGCCCACTCACGTTTAAAGGCAAATGGGAAGGATCAAAAACTGAAGATTTCGATCATAAGTTGGAGACCGAGATTAGATACACATGGAACTAATATGGATGACGATAGGCTTCTTCCTAGCGTCATACGCTGTAATCGCAAATGATTCAGTACAAACATTAGGAACATGGATAGCTTCTAATAAAGAACGTTTTGATTGGAGAATAATGTGGGGCGCAGCTTCGGCTGTCCTCCTATGGGCCATTTGGTATGGTTGGACAGTATACGGAGGGGATATCTCGTATGGGAGATTAACAAGAATCCCGTATGTAGAAGTCCAATGGTACCATGCTTTAGCTCCGGGAATACTTCTTATACTTACAAGATTTGGTATACCCGTATCAACTTCCTTTTTAGTACTAAGTGCTTTTGCAAGTACTTTCGTACTCGAGAAGATGTTGCTAAAGAGCGTGGCAGGATACGCGATTGCGGCCGTAGCCGCATACGTCATATGGTGTGCAATCACACGATACTTCGATGAAACCAAAAAAGTTCCCGAAAACCAAGAAGGTTTTTGGAGAACAACACAATGGATAGTTACAGGCTTCCTATGGTGGACTTGGTTGTCGCATGATATGGCGAATATGGCAGTTTTTCTTCCACGAGAAATACCTTGGGAAGTAATGATTGGCATTTCTACGCTATTTGTATCAGGACTAGGCTGGATGTTTTACGAACAAGGAGGTAAAATTCAGCAAATTGTTCTGTCAAAGCAAAATACGCGCTATGTACGAAGTGCAACTTTGATTGATTTAGTATATTTAGCTATATTATTCTTCTTTAAAGAGTACAATAACATACCTATGTCTACAACTTGGGTGTTTATTGGTCTTTTATCAGGAAGAGAGCTAGCTCATGCTACTTTTTCTAACAAGGTTCAATTTAAAGGAGTATTTCCTATCGTGGCAAGAGACTTCTTTAAGTTAATGGTAGGTGTTGCTGCATCTATTGGGATAATAATTTCAATCCATACGCTTTCTTAGCTTTTTTCAATGCTGCTAGCTCCGGTTAGCAGCATTTTTCCTACCCCTCCCAAAAACAGTTCTTGACTTTACACCCTTGTTAAAGTATAATTTCTCTCATGGCTAAAGAAGTGACTACAATTTCTCCAGAAGGACTGGAAATAGCAAACTCGTACCTTACTTTCGGAAATATTCGAGGAGTTGTCGAGCATCTTGGCGTTAATGAAAATGCAGTAGTGGAAATCCTAAATAAACGAGAGGTCAAGAGATACATTGATACTGTCTATTTGGATATGGGCTATCGTAATAAGAATAACATTGCTTCCGTATTGGATAATATGATACAAACCAAACTAGAAGAAGCAGAAGAAACTGGAGTTTACTCTAACAAAGATTTAGCAGACTTATTACAAATGGCTCATAAGATGAGAATGGACGAGATTAAAGCACAATCAGATCTCGAAAAAGCTCATACAGCCAATATTAGAAGTCAGACTAATGTACAAATTAATGAAGGTGTACCTTTCGGCCAGGGCAACTACGGTAAGCTCATGGAAAAGTTGATGAAGGATGTCGAATAAAAGTGTTGACGATGTTGCTAACGAATTATCTCGTCATGAGGTCCAATGCGAAGAAAGATGGAAAACTACCTTCAATCGATTGGATGATATTGACAGAAAATTAGATGAAATGTTTAAACGCCAGCTCCAAATCGGAGGCGGTGTAATAGTATTTTTGGCTGGGTTAGTTGTAACCCTAGCTCTTAATAGCTAAAATGAAACGATGGTTACTTCTTCTTTTATTATTAGTTCCAGCCTCTGCTCTTGCAGAGTACCCGGATATTGATAATATTGAGATTCCGGACATTAGTTCAGAAGAAGACAATAATTCAGGAGATAACCAAAGCGGAGATCAGGAGGGTAGCCTAAATACCAATAACCAGAATAGTACTGTAAATAGTAATAACAGGACAAATACTAACTCAAAAACATATAACGGGGCTGGAAGTTCTGGTATGCCGCCATATTCAGCGATCTCCCCAACCTTTATGAGTACAGGACCTGAGACCTGTCTTCAAGGAGGAAGTCAAGCACTACAAAGTAGTGTGGTAGGGCTAAGCAGAGGGGCCTATAAAGAAGACCCTAACTGTAATAGACGAAGAGATGCAAAAGTTCTTAGTGATCTAGGAATGAAAGTGGCAGCAGTTGCTAGAATGTGTCAAGAGGTTGAAGTTTGGAGAGCAATGTTTATTTCCGGCACCCCTTGTCCAGTTCTACAAAGCGGTAAGTTAGTTGTAGGAAAGCGAGCTTACTTAGCTTTGAAGCTAAATCCCACTGTTCATATCCCCGATTACAAAGACAATAAAGACTGGTACGATAAAATACTAGGATTAGGAGAAAATGAAGGTGAAGAAGCTGATAATAACGGCGATGATAGCCGGTCTCTTTCTGATAAGTACAGAACCAGCAAACGCTGACCCTCTTGACGACCTAGTTACTACTAGTGGCGATATTGTTGGACAGCTTAATTTAGCTATACTAACTGTTGCAGGACAAGGAGCTAATGCTGCAGATGGATACGTTTCTCCTACTGGAATGGCGTCCGATGCTCATATTTCTCAAGCCCAGGTTCAAGCATATAATAATGCAATTAGTGTAGTAGCCGGTGCTTCTTTTTATGGAGCACAAGAATTTTTACAGGAACAAGGCGATGATGCTTTGGACCAAATGGAACTGGCCGTTGGTGACTTTGTAGACGCTGCAACAGAGATAGCTACAATTCTTGAGATAGCTGAAATGGCAGAAGAAGCTCAGTCCTCTGGCACAGCAGAAGACGCACAAGAAGTGGCGGAGTTTGTAGAACAGAACGAAACTACCCTAACACTACAACAGGATACTGTTGACGAGTATAATGACTCTCTTGACGAAATCGAAGAATACGCTCAAGAGGCAGCAGCCTATATAGGGTTAGCAAATAACCAGGATGCAGTTGATTTTTTCGATACAGGAGCTGATAACAATAATGCCAGCTTCGTGGATGAAGCAGTAGCTTCTTTCGATATAAGTAATAATAGAATAGTAGTACAGTGGCAAACTACAAATAATGGTAGTGCCGTATATTTCGATGGCACAGATGGACTAAATATAGACTTATTTAAAACTAGTGCTCAAATTTTAACAGACGGAGAGTCAGAATTGTTTTATTTAACTAGCCCTACTTATCTAGGGTATGATTGTTTCTTCAATCAACAGAATTGTGAATAATGTCATTAGAAGATACTGAAATAAATGTTGGTGGAGTTAAGTTCAAAGGAATCTACTTAGCTGTAGTTTTTGGCTTCGTAACTACTATTTCAGGAGCTATTTGGACAGCAAGTGAGTTGTACAGCAGATTAGAGGCAGTCGAAGCATACGACATTCCTGATACCACTGAATTACACGAACAGGTAGAGTTAATTAAACAAGAGTTAGAGGACCAAAATATTAGTGAGTTACAAGGTAAGCTAACAGAGCTAGGAGTTAATCTAACTACTATTATTGACCAACAAAAAGAGTTGCTCTTAATTAAAGAAAGAGTCGTTCAAGCAGAAAAAGACGTAGAGTCTATGAGAACGACCGTGCAGGAGGCTAAGCTAGTAGTCAAGCAAGTAGAAGACTTTGATAGTTTTTTGAAAACTTTTGATCCAAAGTTCAAAACCTTAGACAGGGAAGTTAATGATATTTGGGAGGCTTTGGACGAAGTAGCTAATCCTTTGAACTAGGAACTTAATTGAATGAACTGATAATGGCGTTTGTTTTAATTACAACCGTTGAAGGCACTAAATTAGAGGACGAGTTTTATTTCAGGAATGTACACCGATGCAATCAATTCGCACATTGGATTGAACATGGATCAACATTTCCTGATAATAGAAGGTGGGTGGATAGGCAGCTAAATATTAGCGCATATTGTATACCACGAAGACTTCCTAGAACGAGTAAGTTCTGGGATTAGGAGATAGAAATGGACTTAAAATGTCATAGATGCGGCCACGATTGTCACTGTGGCAAAGAGTGCGACAAATGTATAAATGAAGTTTGTCACGACTGCGATTGTGAGGAGTAAATTATGGTCATGGAAATAAATGGTAAATGGTGGGGCTTTGGAGCTGAAGGTAAGCAGTTATTTGATACTAAAAAAGCTGCCGAAGACTTCGAGAAAGGCAAAGTAACCTCAGAAAAGAAAGAAAAAGTAGAGGAAGAAAAAGACGGAGAATAGCTTATGGCAGTTCGACGACGAAAGAAGACTTCTAAGAAAAAGAAGCCTATTCCTACTAATAAAAAACTTTACGCACGAGTGAAGGCCCAGGCAAAACGAAAGTTTGCTGTTTACCCCTCTGCTTATGCAAATGGTTGGCTTGTAAAGACTTATAAAGCCAAAGGCGGTAAATATCGCATGGGATAAAACTATGCCAGCAGGTAAAGGAACTTATGGAAAGAAACGAGGACGCCCCGCTAAAAAAGGTAAGAAGAAAAAGGGCAAGAAGTATAAGCGCTGAGGGAGAAAATAATGCCGAAGCCTCGTGGAGGTTTGACAAAGTGGTTTGGAGAGAATTGGGTTGATATTTCTCGGCCCAAAAAGGGCGGCGGTTTTGAAAAATGTGGAAGAACTAAATCAGGTAAGAAAAGTTATCCAAAGTGTCTTCCCGCTTCTAAAGCCGCCCGCCTTACCGAAAAACAGAGAAAATCCGCTATTCGAAGAAAAAGAGCAGCGGGTAATCCAGGCGGGAAGCCGACTAACGTCCGCACCTTTGTGAAGAGAAAAAAGCGTGGCAGTAAGAAGAAGAGGTAAGAAAGATTCACGATTAAAAAGAGCAGGGGTTTCTGGTTATAATAAACCTAAGCGAACACCAAGTCACCCGAAGAAGTCTCATATAGTTGTTGCAAAAGTTGGTAATAAAGTTAAGACCATTCGATTTGGACAACAGGGAGCAAAAACGGCTGGAAAGCCTAAGAAAGGCGAGAGCACGGCCATGAAAAAGAAGCGGGCCTCCTTTAAGGCTCGACATGCCAAGAATATAGCAAAGGGAAAGATGTCCGCGGCATACTGGGCAAATAAGGTGAAGTGGTAATGATTGCAGAAGTGAGTGCCGTAATAGGAGCTCTTAACGCTGTAAATGGTGCGATAAATACCATTCGAGAGACAAAAGGGAATGTTCAAAGTTTATCAAAAGTTTTTCAGAGAGTAAATAGTGCAGCAGAAGGGATAGCTACTATTGAAGGTCAAGTTGCTTCCGGTAAAAGATCTCTTTCGGCAAAAGAAGCTATGGATTTAGCTTTTGCTAAAAGACAACAAAGAGAGCATGAAAGGCAGCTTAAGGATCTCTTTTTGATTGCTGGAGAAATGAAAACTTATGAGGACATGAAAAAGATCCAAGCCAAGTCAGTAGCTAACGCTAAAAAAGCTGCTGCAAAGGCTTCAAGACGAAAAGCTGCACGAAAACAAGAGTTAAAGCAAGCCCTATCAATAGTTTTGATAGCTGCAGGAGTATTTCTTCTTGTAGGAATGGGACTATTCCTATACCTCGAAATGAGATAAATGGAGACCACTTTGACTAAAAGTCTGCAAAAAGGTTCGGAGTACAATCAGTTCGACTTAGATGGTGATGGTACTGTAACAGATGAAGAGATAAAAAGATCTCAAGATATGATGGAACTTGAGCTTCGCGAAGAAAAAAGTGAAGCACAAAAGAAAATGGCTTGGGTAGCATTAGGAACCATGATAGTTTTTACTGGAATACTATTTACTCCTAGTGTTTCTGAAGGAAGGGTGTCTGCACTAGCAGACTTATTAGGACTATTCTACATTGCGCAGGCTGGCGTTGTAGGAGCTTACATGGGAGTATCAGCGTGGATGTCAAGGAAGTAACGAATATAACGACTTTAATAGAAGAGATTAAAAGAGTTATTAAGCGGCCCGGAAAAATAGAAGTAGAAGAAGAAGACTCACAGCTCACGGAGTGGGAACTTTGCAGAAAGTACAGTAAAACGAGATCAATGGAACAAGACTAATGGCAGTAGAAATCAGTCGCAGAGATATAGTGTCCGACTATATTTTTGACTACACATCTGAAGATAAATTCTTAAAGCTCCCTGTAGAACCTTACATGGAGCTTTTGGGCATAACTCCTTTAGCCTCTCAGATGGGGATTATAAATGCAGTTAATAATCCTAAATATCGTTTTATATGTGCCGCACTTTCTAGAAGGCAGGGCAAAACTTACATTGCCAATATAATAGGGCAGCTGGTGTCCCTTGTGCCTAATTCCAACATACTTATAATGTCTCCTAATTATGCATTATCTCAAATTTCTTTTGATTTACAAAGAAACCTAATTAAACATTTTGACCTAGAAGTAACTAGGGATAACGCAAAAGACAAAGTAATAGAACTATCAAACGCATCCACTATAAGAATGGGTTCAGTTAATCAAGTTGATTCTTGCGTTGGTCGTAGCTATGATCTTATCATTTTTGATGAGGCTGCTTTGGCTGATGGAAGAGATGCTTTTAATGTAGCTCTTCGTCCAACCCTAGATAAAGACAATTCTAAGGCAATTTTTATTTCTACTCCCAGAGGGAGGAATAATTGGTTTTCAGAATTTTTTGACAGAGGTTTTCAGGATGAGTATTCAGAGTGGGCGTCCATCAAAGCAACTTATAGAGACAATCCTCGTATTTCTGATTTAGATATACAAGAAGCAAGAAGAACAATGTCTGAAGCAGAGTTTCGACAAGAGTACGAGGCAGACTTTAATATTTATGAGGGGCAAATTTGGAATTTTAACCATCAGGAATGTATATTTAATGCAGATGGTATGGAAACAAAAAACATGGATGTATTTGCAGGACTAGACGTAGGATATAGAGATCCTACTGCTTTCTGTGTAATTGGGTATGATTGGGACGAAGAAAAGTATTACTTACTAGATGAATACTTAGATGCGGAAAAAACAACTGAGCAACATGCTAATAAAATACAAGACTTAGTAGATAAATGGGATATTGACTATATCTATATTGATTCAGCCGCACAGCAAACTAGGTTTGACTTTGCGCAAAATTATGACATATCAACTATAAACGCTAAAAAGTCAGTACTAGATGGTATTGCTCATGTAGCAGCTATAGTTGATAATGATAGGCTACAGGTAGATCAATCTTGCTCAGAAACTTTGCAATCTTTGGATCAGTACCAGTGGGATGCTAACCCGAATTTGGCTAGAGAAAAGCCAAAACACAACAGGGCATCTCATATGGCGGATGCACTCCGCTACGCATTATATTCCTTTGAGACTAGTAACAGTGGGTTTTAACGATACCTGCTCAAAAATAGTTATTGACATTGTACCTTAACTTTAATATAATTTCGGTATTAAAAAATGGATTTGAAACGAGACATCGTAAAATACATAAGAGATAAAGCAAAAAATAAATATGAAAAAGGGACTGAGTGTTATATTTGTGGCTCTCAAGAAAAATTAGATTTTCACCACTATTATACTTTAAGCCCTTTAGTGCATGCTTATGTTAAAAAGAACAAGTTACTTCCCGAACATATTTTATCTTTTCGGGAAGATTTTATTCAGGATCACTGGGCGGAATTATACGAGCATACAGTAACCCTATGTCATGAACATCACTTGTTGCTACATAAAGTATACGGCAGAAACCCTGGCTTAGGAACAGCAACAAAGCAGGAAAACTGGGTAGAGATTCAAAGAGAAAAACATGGCATGGTATGATAGATTTTTTGGCAGACAGGCTGATGTGGAGGAAAAGTTAAATCCTGCACAACCATACTACGACCATAAAATCGTATCTTCTAGAGAGGATACGTTCTCTTACGAACAAGCCTACGAAGATTTAGAAATTGTAAATAGGGGCGTAAATTTAATTGTAGACGATACCGCAGAGATACCTTCGGTAGTTGGCCCTCAAATACAAGGAATACAGAATGTTGTAAAAGGTCTGAAAAGAAGTAGAGTTGATCTTCTTTTGAATAAAGAACCTAATCCTTTTCAGGATATTAGTACATTCAAAAGAAACTTAATTACAGACTTCATTTTAGACGGAAACATTTTTGTTTATTTTGATGGAGTTCATTTATATCATTTACCCGCCACAAAGATTAAAATTCATTCTAGCGAAAGCACTTATATAGATCACTTTTCTTATAATGACGCAATTGATTATAAGACTAGCGAAATAATACACATAAAAGATAATTCTTTTTATTCAATCTATAGAGGAGTTTCACGATTAAAGCCTGCACTTAGAACCATGGTTCTTATGAAGAACATGAGAAAGTTTCAGGATAACTTTTTCAAGAATGGAGCGGTTCCCGGCTTAGTTCTTAAAAGCCCTAATACTTTGAGCGAAAAGATAAAAGAAAGAATGATCCAATCGTGGACAACTCGATATAGACCAGATTCCGGAGGAAGAAGGCCTTTAATACTAGATGGAGGAATAGAAATAGACCAAATCTCTAATACTAATTTTAGAGACTTAGATTTTCAAGATGCAATTCAAGAAAATGAAAAAATTATTTTAAAAGCTCTGGGAATTCCTCCTATAATGTTAGACTCTGGCAACAATGCTAATATTCGTCCTAACATGAGAATGTATTATTTGGAAACTATACTTCCAATAGTAAAGAAGGTAAATTATGGTTTTGAAAGGTTCTTTGGATTCGATCTTAGAGAGGACATAAGCGATGTTCCTGCTTTACAACCTGAGCTTAGAGATGCTGCGGCATACTATACTGCTCTTGTAAACGGAGGAATTATTTCCCCTAATGAAGCCCGAGATCATATGGGCTTCGAAGTCGCAGAGGGACATGATGATATAAGAGTACCTGCAAACATTGCAGGTAGCGCAGTAAACCCAGATGAGGGCGGACGCCCGGAGGAACAAAATGCCGATGAAGATTAGGCTGCGACAAAAGCAGTCCATAGCAAATCAAATTGCAGATTTTCTTAAAGAAGAAGGAGAGCTGCTTAACAAAGTGACTTATAGTGCACATACAGGAGCTCCTGTTCGGTATGCACTTATTCAAAAGTTTTTTGGGACGTATGAAGGCTTACTTGCCTACTTAGAAACATTTCGTCCAGATGCCTTCCCTTCCTTGGAAGAGGATGCAAGAGCAGAAGATCCTTTAGAGTCCCTATCTAAAAAATCTACTGCTACAGGATAGTTTAAATGAATAAAATCTTTAATCTAACTTCAACCTTTAAAAGTTCAGCTTTAGAAGATGGTAGTGCAATGATTCGAGGGATGGCGAGCACTTCAGATTTTGATAGGGCCGGTGATACAATCATGCCTGATGCATGGACTAAAGGAAATGGTTTGAAGAATTTTGAGAATAATCCCATAATTCTTTTCAATCATGATTACAATAGACCTATAGGTCGAGCAACCGGACTAAAAGTTACTGATAAGGGCTTACAACTTGAAGCAAAAATTAGTAAAGCCGCTAAAGACGTGGTAGATTTAGTTAAGGACGGTGTCCTTGGAGCCTTTTCTGTTGGTTTCCGAGTCAAGGATGCTGATTATATAGAGGAAACCGATGGATATAAGATAAAGGACGCTGAATTGTTTGAAGTGTCGGTAGTTTCCGTACCCTGCAATCAAGCAGCTACTTTTTCTCTGGCGAAGTCTTTTGACTCTATGACAGAGTATGAAGAGTTCAAAAAAACTTTCACTAATAGTGTCGAACTAGCCGGTCAGTCTCTGGCTAAGAATGGAGATATATCTTCAAGCATAGCTAGTGACGCACCGGATGGGACTAAAAAAGTCCAAAAGGAGACCAAAATGTCGGAAGATGTAAAAACTCCCGAAGTCGACTTGGAAGCACTTGCTAAGAAGGTAGCAGAGGAAACTGCTGCTAAACTTGCAATGAAGCAAGCCGAAACTAAAGCTGCAGAAGAAAAAGCAGCGCAAGAGGCTGAGGCAAAAGCTCAGCAAGAGGCTGAGGAAAAAGCTCAGCAAGAAGAAGAAGTTCAGAAAGCAGTTGTAACTGCTGTTGAAACTGGTACTGAGAAGCTCATTGCTGATGTAGAAGAAAAGATGCAGCAGAAAGATGCTGATCTTGCAGAAGTTGTGGCTCAGTACAAGAAAGAACTTGAGGAAAAGAACGACGAAATCACGAAGATGCGCGAATCTAAGCGTGTGTTTGCTGATCGTGCTGCTGAAGAGAAAGGTATTTCTGCCTTTGCTCAAGACTTCATGTATGGACACGTTCTTGGTGTTGTTACTGGTAAAGGTTGGGAAACTGACTATTCTAAGTCTATCTTTGAAAAAGCCGGTATTACTTACACAGCAACTACAACCGCAGGTATCGACGTAGAAGTTTCTAACTCAATCGAGAAAGAAATTATGAATGAGCTTAAAGTTGCTCGTTTGTTCCGTGAAATTCCTGTAAATGGTGGTGCAACAGTAATGCCTATCCAGCCTGATTCAGATAAGGCGGAGTGGACCTCAACTGGTGCAGACATTAGCTTGCAGAACAAGGGCGGAAGTGGTAACAACTTTGCCTCTGCTCAAAAAATCCTCAATGCTTATCGTTTGATTTCTATTACTGCAATCGATAATAATACTGAGGAGCAAGTTCTTGTTAACTTGATGCCTATGCTTGTAGATGCTATCGCACGAGCCCACGCACGTGCTGTTGAGGATGTAGTCCTTAATGGTAACGGTACTATTGCTGGTCTTGCTGGCGAAGCAGACAGCGCCGCTTTCGATTATGATCTTAGCGGTAACGGTTCTTCTCCTCACACCAATAAGCTGACTTCAGCTAACTTGCTTGACTTACGACAAGGAATGGGTAAATATGGTATGAATCCTTCTGATGTTGTATACATTGTAAGCCAGCAAGGTTACTACGATTTGCTTGATGACGCTTCCTTCCAGACTTTGGATGAAGTTGGTAGTGATCTAGCAGTACGAGTAACTGGTACTCTCGGAGCGGTTTACGGTTCTGCCGTAGTTGCTTCCGAAGAAATGGCTATGACAGCTGGTAACGAAGCTGCCTTTGCTGTAAACACTCGTAACTATGTGATTCCTCGATTAAGAGGTGTTACGGTTGAGCAAGACTACGAAGTACGTAACCAGCGTAAGGTTCTCGTAGCTTCTCAATCACTTGGTTTCGAAGAGTTGGTTGCTGCCTCTGGCGGAGACAAGCCTTCAATCAAGATTACTAACGTTGCTTAATAGCTTTAAATAGCTAGAGTTAAAAGCCGGGGGAGTTCGCTCCCCTAGGTTTTTACTAATTGACTTATTATGGCTGACTTAATAACACTTGCGAAATATAAGGAATTCGAAGGGATAGACTCGACTACGAACGATTTAAAGTTCCAGACGCTTATACCTTCTATAAGTCAATTTGTAAAAACCTATTGTGGTAATTCTTTTGTTGATTTCGTTTCAACAAATAAAACAGAAACTTTCACTATCGATTGGGATACTCATATAGTTCATCTAGATGAGACTCCTATCGTAAGTATTGTCAGTGTGTCTGAACGATCTTCTTACAGTAGCTCGTATACAGCTCTTTCAACAGCATCTCAAGAATACTTTGTAGATACTGATACTGATGCAATACTTAGAACTACTGCAAGTGGTTACAAAAATTGGCCAAAAGGAGTAGGCGCAGTTCAAGTAGTTTATAAAGCAGGATACTCGGATCTTCCGGGAGACCTGTCTTTGGCCGTTGTAGATTTAATAACCTACTACTTTAAAAAAGAACACAAAGAAAGGAGAACTTTAGGAGGTGCTTCTTTACAAAATCCGGGAACTACCTCGGATAAAAATAACATTGGACTGCCTGACCATATTAAACGAGTCCTTGATATGTATAAGCAGCTATAATGGAGAGTGAAGTACGAAAAAAATTATCCGAAAAGCTTCTTAAATCAGTTAATGCAGAAGTAAATAGGAAAAATAGAAGAAGTCTATTTGGAAGACCTCAAGTTTTATTTTTAGAAGATTTAAACTTTATTCAAGAAGCTATAGACGAGTTAAATAGCAGATATGTTCAAGAGTTTGGAAAGTTCGGAGCTATAAAAGTAGGCGCCGAAGAACTAAAAATCGCAAGGGATCTAGCAAAGCCTTTTCAAGAGAGGTATGCTAAAAAGGGTAAAAGATTTAAGGACGGTCCCGATAGTGTTCAAAATACTATTGCATATAATAGATTGGAACATTTAAAAGATGGAACTACTGATAAAATTAATGCAGGTAAGGCTTTTATTGTAGGAAGTTTTTATAGTTTAGGAACCTTAAAAAGAAAAATTGTTGATGCAATTGCATCAGGAGTTTTAACAGATGCCCAGCTAAAGAAGTTAAAGTCCAGTATTGATAGGGGCCACGGCGGAGGAAAAGGAAACGCTGTCTCAAATATGACTTTGCAGGGTGGCTTGAAAGCTTTATCAACAGCAGTTGGGGACGACGAAAGGCTAGATGGAATAAAGGAAGCTTTCAAATCCTTTATTCAAGCAGGCATAGATGACGGTACAATAGATGAGCAAATAGGAGACGAGGTAGCAAAAGTCATAATTAATTATGATACTAATGTTACTAAAACTAGTGGGATTAGTGCAAAATACGTCCCATTTATTGTTTATCAAAATAAGTATGAAAATAGAGGTGTAGAGGCAGCAAGGGATAAGCAAATTCTAAAAATTGCCAGAGACTTCTTCGAATCAATAGGAGCCGAAGAAATAGTTGGACTAGAAGGCTCTAGCAGTGTTAGGGATAAAGTAATAGCTAGGGCTATAAAACCGATTATAGATGTAAAAATGGCTGGAAAGTCTATAAAATTAGAAAAAAAGATAGACCCCAGAAAAATAAAATTTAGTACTAAAGGACGAGCAGAAGCAAAAAATAAAGCTTCAGGCAAGCCAGGTGGAAGAGGAGTTACCCCTAATAAAAAACAAGCTGCCAAGCCTGCGAGAGGAAGAGTAGCTCAGGCAAAACAAAGTACAGTTTCTTTAGCGACTATACTAGCAGTTTTAAATTCAAGACTGCCAGATACTGTAGCAGGTAATATGGGTGAGCCCGCACTTGTAAACAGAACTGGAACTTTTGCAGGTAGTGTACGAGCAACAGATGTTACTCAAACTCCTCAAGGGTTCCCTAGTGTAGGGTATACCTATGAGAAGCAGCCTTACCAAGTCTTTGAGAGTACCAGCGGAACTAAATTTGCTGATCTTCGAAGAGACCCAAGACCTCTAATTGATAAGTCTATTAGAGAAATAATGGCCGAATACTTTATAGGAAGAATTTATACTAGGAGAGAATAGTGGCAACAAGAGATTATGTATCTAAGCGAGCAAATATTATAGCAGCTCTTGCCACGGAGCTAAAGAAAATAAATGGAGCAGGTCAATTTTTAGTTGATCTTAATAACAATGTTTCTACTCGGTTGATGTTTTGGGATGAAGTGGATGATTTTCCCTGTGTACATTTAAATGCCGGAAGTGAGACCAGAACATATCAAGGAGCAGGGTATAAAGACAGGTTCCTTGCAGTTACAATACGATGTTATGTAAATGAAGAAGATGCGCAAATGTCGCTGAACGCTTTAATGGAAGATATTGAAACAGTAATTGAAAATAGCAACACTCTTCAATATACAGATAAGCAAAATCAAATATATAATGTCCAACAAATGTCGATCATCAGTATCGATACTGATGAAGGCGTACTAGAGCCATACGGTGTAGGAGAAATCTTAATCGAGGTTCGTTATTAGAAAATACTGGCACGAACAAACGTTCACGTCCAAGTCTTTTCAAGTTTCATAGGAGAAAACTATGGCACAACAATTATACTTTAGCCGCGACTCCAAAATGTGGATTGAGTTCGACGGTGTAGTATGGGAAGTACCTGTTCTAGACGGTTTTAGCTTTTCTCAATCTACTAATAGTTCGGAAATAACGTTGGCAGAAATGGAGAGCTCGGCAGGAGTTAGTAGAAGGGGTCGTAGAGCTTTTAACGACTCTTTGGCACCTGGCGAATGGTCTTTCTCAACCTATATTCGTCCGTTTGTATCTGCAGGTAATGGGTTCGCAGGTAGCAACAGAGACGCGGACGGGGCAGCAGAAGTTCATGCTGTGGAAGAAATTTTATGGGCAATGCTAGCAGGAGCTAAAAACTATAACACTAGCACTTACGCATACGATGCAGCAGACACAGGTCCTACAGCGGTTACTACACCGGCTGCAACACAGAGTGTTGTTAGTTTCGCAGGATCCAACTCTTCTACTCTTGGTACTTTTAATATTTACTTTGTACTAGGTAACGCTAACCAACTTGTATATAAATTAGAAGGATGTACAGCAAACGAAGCGTCTATTGATTTTGATATTGATGGTATTGCTACTGTTGCATGGTCAGGTAACTCTAATCAAGTTATTGACTTTACTGCTAACACAAGTTTTGCTACCTCAGCTCCTACAAGTGGTGCAGGTTCAGCAGTTGGGGATGTACACATCGATACTGATGATTCTAATAAACTGTCAGTAGTATTAACCGCAAACGGCGGCTCTCATACTCCAGTTATTAGGGAAGCTGTTTTAGATACTACTAACTTTATTCGTAATCGACTTACTCAGTTAACTATAGTCCCTGCTTCTACCGACCCGGACGGTGATGGCGCTAACGAGCTGGCAGCAAGCTATACGGTAACACTTACTGGTGGAAACATTACAATAAGTAATAATATTACTTATATCACTCCAGAAGAATTGGGTCAGGTAAACATACCTATTGGTCATGTAACAGGAACAAGGGCAGTTTCCGGATCCATGACTTGTTACTTAGTAGATGATACTTCGAACGCAACTTCGTCAAGAGATTTGTTTAATAATTTGCAGGCTTTGCAGAATGTTGTAACAAATGACTTTACTTTGACATTTAAGATTGGTGGATCTACGGCAAGCACTAAGAGATTGGAAGTAGCTATGCCTAACTGTCACTTGGAAATACCCACCCACTCTGTGGAAGATGTTATTTCTCTTGAGACTAACTTTATGTCTCTACCAACTACTATTGATGATAAAGACGAAGTAACCTTAACCTATAAGGTTTAATACAAGCAGTGTATTAAGGATAAAAGGGGCAAAAGCCCCTTTTTTCTTATACCTATAAAAAATAATTCTTGACTTTTATGCTCCTGTCCAGTATAATGTACGTTAGATTAAAAGTGAGAAAAGACTTCTCGTAGAGTAAAAATATGGCTACCTATAATTTTAAAAGAGAAGCACAACTTTTCATCCTAAGTGGAGGAAACCGATACGATATAGATATAAGTAGTGTTAGCTTCAGTCAAACATTTTCTGGGCAGAATTATGCAGTTAAAACACTGCATGCTCAGTCAGATGTTTTTGAAGGTAGTGTAATAAATAAAGCCAATACTGCTAATTTTTCATTTATGTCTCCTGCTCTGCGAGAAGCAGATTTTACAGTATTAGAAACACTTTTAATCAATGCAACTAGTTTTGATATTTTTGTAAAGACAGAAGCTGATATTTTTAAACTTGAAACTTGTGTACTGACAAATGGGACGTTTGTAATTAATAAATCACAACCCCTGAGTCTCGAACTACAAGGACAGGCAGTTAAGCTTACTAGAGGTGCAACTTTATCAGGAACTTTACAAAATAGATCAGCTACACGATCCTATACTATTAATCCCACAGTGGAGGCAACAGTAGGGGGATCAAGTCTAACAGACGTTGTTGCTGTTAACATGGAATTACAAAACAGTATTGAATGGACTCCTTACACTACTGTTAATGCAGCGTTAGACGTAACTAATGCTGCAACTTCTATGTATCCTGCAGGTTTCACCATTTCTAAGAAAATCCTTTCCGGTTCCGTTACTCAATATCTTACCGACGCTAATACTAGTGGGGTACAGAGTTGGGGCACTGCCACTAGTATAACTATTAAGGCAGGCAATGGTTTATCGGGAGCGAGCTTTAAAGGCTTTTCTTTTGGGCCTGCTAATTGTTCGTTTACTAATAGAATGGGTGCAGGGGGAGATCTTTTCCTCCAAACTTATGATTGGAGACTAGTAGATAATTCTTCTAGTCTTTCTAGTATACTTAAATATGAAACTGACTGAGGAGGTCATTCTTAATGGAACTTAAAAAATTAATGGTAGATTCTAAATCCGTTTGGGTAGAATTTCCAGGATTAGATGGATTTGAAGTAGAAGTAGTTAATTTATCTAGAAAAGAGCTAACTAGCCTTAGAAAAAGATGTACTACACAAAAATTCGACAGAAAAACAAGACAACTTGTAGAAAATTTAGATGAAGACAAGTTCGTGGAAGAGTTTTCTAGGGCGAGTATAAAAAATTGGAGAGGTCTAAAGTTACAACACCTTGAGACCTTAATATTAATTGACACCGAGGGACAAGACTTAGAAGCAGAAGTAAACTTTACTGCAGAAAATGCAGAGGCATTAGTCTCCAACTCCGCAGAATTTGATACTTGGCTCAACGAGGTAGTCTTTGACCTTGATAACTTTCGTAGCAAGTCAAAAAGAGGAGTGCCTAAAAAGACTGGAAAAGCTGTTTCAGAATCTTGATACCGGAATGACTCAAGAAAGATATCTTGAGATGATGGAACAATTAGGACGAGAACCAGTGGAAGAAGAGATACCTCCAGGGTGGCAGGATCTCCCAGATACAGTAATTGATGCTATTTCTTGTTTTAATGCATTAGGGGATAGAGTTTACCCTGATATTGGGTACATGGGAAAAGATTATACCAATTTAAAATATTGGATGGAACTACATGAACCGGCAAATAAAGAATTATACCTAGAAGTCCTTGGTTGGTTGGACTCAAGAGCTATTAAAAAATCTTCTGAACAAATGAAAAGGGAGATGGAAAAGCTAAAAAGAAAATCTAGTGGCAAGTAACGAAGTAACCTTAACCCTTAAAATTAATGATAATGGGACTTTAGATGTCGTTCAGAAAAAAGCTGAAGGAGCTGCGCGTTCTACAGAAAAGTTAGCGGGCGCAACCTCCAACCTAGACAAGGCTGCAAAGCCTACCTACCGCACCCTCCAAGGAACTGCGGGCACTTCCTCAAACCTTACCAAAAATTTCGCTAAACAAGCACAAGGCATACAAAACGGTCTTGTACCTGCTTATGCAACTCTTGCTGCCAATATTTTTGCTATAACAGCAGCATTCGGAGCCCTTCAGAGAGCAGAAGCAGCAAGAAAACTAGAAGAAGGTTTGACCCGAGTAGGTGATGCCGCAGGAAGAAATCTTCCTTTGGTTGCGGAGGGATTAAGAGAAATTACAGGAGCTGCCATTTCTACTGCGCAAGCAATGGAGACGGTAGCTTTTGGGTCAGGCTCAGGGTTTAGCCGAGAAACTTTAGAGGGTTTAACAAAAGTTGCTACAGGAGCTTCTCGTGCTTTGGGCAGGGATATGACAGAATCCCTAGATAGGGTACTAAAAGGTACTGCAAAGCTAGAGCCAGAATTATTAGACGAATTAGGTATTATTGTTCGGCTTGACAAAGCTTCTGCTGAGTTTGGTGCCACTATTGGAAAAACCGCCGATCAGCTTACAATATTAGAACAACGACAAGCTTTTGCTAATGCTGTTTTAGATCAAGGTATAGAGAAGTATGGAAGATTGGCAGAAGAAATGGATCCAAATGCTTATGACCAGTTGTCCGCTGCATTTGAAGATTTAAGTAAGAGTGCTCTTAATCTCCTTAATAATGGCCTCACTCCTATTGTCTCTACCATAGCCGGAAATAAAGCTGCTCTTACAGGAGCAATAGTACTATTTAGTAGCACAATTTCTAAACAAATGCTGCCTGCCTTATATGAAGGTGCTCAAGCTAGTGCTGAATCCGCAAATGCTTTAAAAGAGCAAGCAGAGCAGATGCAGGCAAACATTACTTCAGGCGGAAATTTACCCAAAGTTTATGATGATTTAACTAGCAAAATTAAAGACGGTACAGCTAGTCAAGACGATTACGATAAAGCATTAGGTTCTTTAAATCGTTCTATGAAAACTCATGAATCTCAATTACATACTTTAACTAGTGCGGAAGAAATTGACACAGCCGCTATTGAGAGAAAACGAGTAAAAATGAATGAAGTGCGAGGCGCCAGAGCTGCTCTAGTAACTACTATGGAAACTCAGCTCAAAGCGAGCGCTAAAGCTACTTCTGCGACTGCAATAGAGGCAGCTTCTCAAGGTAATTTAAGAGGCGCGTATAGGCAAACTACAGCAGCTATTGGTCAGTATATAGCTGCTCAAAAGATGGCGGCTGTAGCAGCTGGCGGAACTATAGGCGTTATGGCTAAGTTACGAATAGCTTTATTTTCTGCTGCTCTTTCCTTTAAAGTACTTGGTGCCGCAATACTAAATGCAATTCCTATAATTGGACAAATTTTATTTATAGGATCTTTACTGATTGATTTCTTAGTCAACTGGATTGATTGGACTAATAAGACTCAAGAAGCTTTAGATAGAGCTACAGAAGCTATGGGCAGAATGGGAGATGCAGCAGAAGACCTACAGTCCCGCATACAAATGGACCCGAGCGCAGAGTTATTAGAAACAGCTAAAACTATGGCGGGAACTTATGAGACTGCTTCTGACGCGTTCAAACAGTTAAATAAAGATATAGCTGCAATCCATACTGATGAGTTACAAGAACTTCAAGATCAAATGCTAGAAATGCAACAGATACTAGAAGGAAATCTTGATTTTGACTGGTTCGATGCTACTCATTGGTATATGGCAGCTGCAGGGCCTCGAACTATCGGGAACTCGATGATGGAGCTGCAAGAAAGAATAGCTGCAATGAAGGCCCAAGAGAATATCAAAGGAAAAGATGTTATAGATGTTGATAAGACAAGAGCTTTTATAACTGAGTATATTCACAATTTGAAAGCATTTGGAGTTACAACTCTAGGCGCCCGAAATGATTTAGCTAAGTTAAAAGCTGACTTAAATGAAAAGACTTCGGTCGAAACTATTCAAAAAGCTTTAGATAATATAGGGGCTTCAGACAAAGCAGTAGTGACCGCATTAGCAAACTCCGAAGGAGCCTTTACTAAGGTTCAAGAAGCAATCGCTAAATTTAAGAAAAATACAAATACTCCTTTTGATGACGTAATTAAAGAAGTAAATACTCTTCAGAAGGAATTAACCGGATTAAACGACGCAGAAAAATCTCAAGCAATAATTGATAGGCTAGGAAAATCTTTTAAAGATGTATTTGGAAAAGACGAAGCAGCATTAACAGAGTTTAAGAATAAGTTACAGAAGAATAATGATATATTGTTAGAGTCTCCTGGACTAATAAAGAAAGCCCAACATGAACAAAAGCTCTTGAATAAGATAGCAAGTTCAGGGGGAGACGCACAAGAGGCTGCTTTAAAGAAATCAAATGAAATAGTCACTCTAAAGCGAGCTGAGTTAATAGCAGAAAAAGAAAATATTAATATGCTATTAACAGAGGAACAAGATAAAGGTAGAATAGTAGAAATAGATAAAGAATTATTAGCTTTAAAGAGACAGCTAATTAGTGATACTGAAATACAGTTACAAGCTAATATTGCTAATTTAAACTCCGAAAAGAAATTATTAGGCATTAATCATAAGATCGGTCAAGCTAAGAAAGTAATTGCAGAGGCCGAGTTTAAGCAGGCTCGTACAAACCTTAAGTTAGCAAATGCTGCGGATAAGAGTCGAAGCAGCATGGAGATTACTCCTAGACAAGAATTCGAACTTTTCCAAAAAGAAATAGAACAAAGAAAGGGAATTATTGAAGATGAGTTTGAAAGGAAAGGCGAAGCCATTGATATGGAGTATAAGTTATTAGACGCCCAAGCTAGGCTACTTAGAGAGAGGTTATTAGCTGCAGGGGTAGAGACTACTAATATTGATGAATATATTTCTAAACTTGGGGAAGCCAAGCAAGCGTCTTTAGATGCAAATAAAGCTCAGTTAACACAGGCCTTAAATGAGGTAGATATACAAGCGGCTCAAAATAAAGAGAACGCAAGAAACTATGCTTTAGAGCAAGCGCAGCAGGGAGACTCAGTATCTGCAAGAATGCAGAATTTTTCTGAAGCTGGGGGAATGGAGGCTTTAGATAAGACCAGCCAAAAAGTACAAGCAGTAAGAGATATTATGAACCCAATGTTCGAGGATATGAAAAAACTCGGACCAGATGGAGAATTGCTTGCAGCTATAGGAGAAGGCGCAGGTATAATTGCATCTTCATGGACTACTGCGTTCGAAACAGCAGGTAGTAGCATGGAAAAAGCAGCAGGTATTGCCCAAGCGGTTGGGGATACTATCGGTGCTGTTAATAACATGATTCAGAAGAGTATTCAAGCTTCGATTGCTAAACTTGATAAGCAAATAGCTGCAGAGAAGAAGAGAGACGGTAAGAGTGCACAAAGTGTTGCTAAAATTCAAGCGATGGAAAAGAAAAAGGAAGCCATGCAACGAAAGGCTTTCGAAACGAACAAGAAGATGTTGATGGCTCAGACTATAGCAAATACTGCTGCAGGTATAATGAGAGCTATTGCTGAAGGAGGTATCGCAGGAATTGTAATAGGAGCTATTATTGCTGCAATGGGTGCTGCTCAATTAGCAATTATTGCCTCTCAGAAATTTGAAGGAGGAGGAACCTCTGCACCTCCACCTCCAAGCAAAATCAATGTTGGTAAGAGACAAACCTCAGTTGACTTAGCTACTTCTAAATCAGCATCAGGAGAGTTAGGATATTTACGAGGAGGCATGGGCACGGGCGGTCCTGAAAACTTCAAGCCTACTGGTAGGTTCTCTGGAGGAGACGCTACTGCAGGGGTAGGAGTTGTAGTGGGAGAGCAGGGTCCTGAGTTGTTTGTTCCTGAAATTCCAGGTAGAATAGAAACAAGCCCTGAAGCTGTAGTGTCCCCTCCTACGAATGTAAACTTCTCTATAAATGCAATAGATGCTGCAGGAGTTGAAGAGGTGTTAGTAAACCAAAGAGGAACTATTATAGGCATGATAAGAGAGGCTTCAAATGCCTACGGGCAACCCTTTATGGAGGATGTAGATACTTCTGTATATACGCCCTCGTCTGCAGGAGCCAGGAGCTACTAATGGCAGTTTTTACTAGTTTTCAAGATATTTTACCTGATCCTAATAATCAAATAGGAGATGCGGGTCATGCTACAGGAACGGCAGGGCCGGGCTTTGCTAGTGTTAATCTATCTTCTGACAATAAAGTTTCTAAAAATCTTACTAACTCAGGAAGATTAGTTGCTAGAGCTATTGCTTATCATTCTTGGAAAATTAATATTAAGTATAATCCTATGACTCGTGCACAGTTCGAACCAGTTTATAATTTTTTAGTTCATAGAAGAGGCAGTATTAAGCCTTTTTATATTTCTTTGCCCCAATATAAATTGCCTCAAGATTCAAACTTTAGTAGTTATATAAATACAAATTCGTACCTTGAAGCTACTGCAAATGGGGCAGCCGGAGCAACTTCAATAACTTTAGCTCGTACTGGGTATAATCCTTCGGGTCATGGGTATCCAAAACCAGGAGATATGTTTACTATTACTAGTACTTTGAGTTCTAATCATACAAAAGCATATAGAGTAACAAGAGTAGAGACAAATTCGGACTGGTATGACTCAGATGGAGTAAATACTTCAGCAACTCAACCGGGCACCGCTCAAGCAAGAATTCATTTTACTCCTGGACTTCAAAAAGCAACGGCTAGTGCCGATGACTTTGTATTTAAGAATCCTCTTATTAAGGTTATTCTTAGTTCTGATGTTCAGCAGTATAGTTTAAATGTTAATAATTTATACCAATTTGGGTTATCGTTAGAAGAGGTTCAATAATGACATTACGAACTTTACCCGCTAATTTAACAGAGTCATTGTTAGAAAACGATGCTTTCGTCTACGCTCATCTAGTAAAATTTGAAAAAGCTATAAAAACTTCCACTGGTAGTAGTGCACGAAATGCAAATGACTACGCATACATTAGTGATGGATCTCATGATATTGTATTTGATGATGGATCAAAAAATGCTGGTGGAACATCAAACGGGGCTCAAACATATTTAGCTAATAAACTACTACAAGTAGGAACAATTAGTGAAACTATAGAAGCGCGCGTTAATAACATTAACTTAACATTATCTGCAGATGCTTTATATACATCCGCTTCTTTTTCTTTTACAACGACTTCTTCTACAATAGCAACAGATGTTGACTTAGTGGCTTCCGGTTTTCAAGAGGGTGATACTGTAAAGTTAGTAGCTTCCGCAGGAGCAAATAGTAATAAAAGAGTAAGAATAGACGCATTTACTAATAATAATAAAACAGCAAATATAACCGCAATTTCTTCCTCAGATACTATTGCAGCCGATTCTACCAGCAGGAATGGAAGCTTCACTTTTGACTCTGAAGAAGTAATAGGATTATTAAACCCTAAAGGTAGCGGGAGCTACGCAGGGTATATTAATAGGGACGTTGAAATTTATAAGGCTCATATTAATCCTGAAACCGGAGGAATAATAGGGGCTCCTTTTCTTATTTTTAAAGGTATAATAGGCACTTCTAAATTAACTGAAGATCCTATGAAGGGGTCTAAAATTTCATGGGGAATAACAAGCCATTGGGGGGATTTTCAAAGTGTAAATGGAAGATTAACTTCAGACCAGCATCATAGAGCTTTGGACGGAAACGCAAGACCTGATCGCTCCGCTTTAGTACGAAAAGAATATGCTAATGACTTAGGATTCTTACACGCTGAACAAGCAATAAACTTGGTAGCAATCTATCAAGTTATGGAAACAAAGTACAAACTAGTAAAGAAAAAGAAGTGGTATGGATATAGTAAATATAAGCAAGTAGAGTACGAAGAAGAAGTCGATCGAGAAACCGATTTAAGGTTCAATCTTTCTTCTAAATATTTGCCTGTAGTTTACGGTGTGCAAAAAATAGATAGCATACCTTTCTTTGTAGATACAGATAAGAATGACTCTAAACAAGTATTTGTTGCCTATGCTCTTTGCGAAGGAGAGATTGGTGGTGTCTATGATATGTACATTGATGACACCAGTTCTATTTGTATAGACAAAAACGATTTTGATACTCGTAGCACACAAACTGAAGAAAATACTATTGAAGTTCTTTGTAAAGGAAGGATGGATAGAGGCGATGTAATGGGGTCTATTGCTACTACAAGCACTACTAATCAGACTTTAACCGACTTTGTTCCAAGATCATGGATGCCCGGAGTAGGCTCCATCGAAGTCAATAGATATGAAGATAGAATAAAGGAGCTAGCATCTCAATATCAAAATGCAGGAGAAACGGGCGTCTCTACTGCAGCAGGTATTGGTCATGAAAAAAGTCATGTTATTACCGACCCTATTGATGCTAAATTTACTATGCATCTTGGAAAGCGGGGACAATCAGCTAATCCTCTTTTAGTATCCAAGGCACAAAGTAATTCTTTTAAAATACAAAATGATTACTTCGATAAAAAACAAGAATACTGGGGAACCAATCACAGAGTATTAGATACTGCTTATATGGTTGCTCATTACACTATTGGGGAGGGAGAGACTACAATTCCCGAGATAGATTTTGTTGTTCGAGGAAAATTAGTTAAGTGTTATAATTATGATTGGGCGTATGGAAGAGACGTGTCTGGAACCTCTTCGGCTCTTAGTAATTTTGAAATCGGAGATGAAGTCACTATTAAGAAAACTTCAGATAATTCTACTCTAGCGAGTAATGTAGTTATTAATGATATTTTTTCCTTCTTAGGGCAAGACGGTGAAAGCTTCGAACGAATTCAGTTTCAAAATAATCCTGGTTTAGGGACTACTACTGCTTTTTATATGCAAAAAGGCTCAGATAAATATTATCTTGAAACTTGGGATAATGAAACACACTCAGGTACCGTCCCAGCAAAATTAGAGGAAACAATTACTTCCAACCAATCAGGGACTAGTAGCGGTGTACAAATTAGCGTAAATCAGAATGGTCTTTCTGCAAAAGCATGGCAGCATTTTCCTGATCTTCATGTCAATCCTTATAATAGCAGTGATTATAGTCCAGAGTTCGACTGGCAAACTTACTATGAGTTTATGTACGATTATAATAATGTTCAAGGAACGATTGATAATGTAGGAGACGATACTAACGCTAACTTTAATTCTGCGAATATAGATAAAATAGTTACAAAAGACGCTATTGCTTTAGACAGCGGTGCTAGCGGTACAGACGATTCTTACAATGGTAAAACTATAATTGTTACTAAGTTAGAGTCAGATGGTACAGAGTATGTACAAACAAGAGAAATTATAGACTATGACGGAGGAGATAAGATAGCGAAAGTCAATATGTCCTTCGATGGGGATCATATTCCTGATAATACTTATACTTTTAAAATAGTAAACCCAGGCGATAATAGGGTAACCATTAATCCTGCCATGCAATTGCTAGATTATTTAATGGATAAAAGGTATGGAAAAGGATTAGACCTTGAAAAAGATATTGATTTAGAGGGCTTTTCTAGAGCAGGAAGAGACTGTGATACTCAGTCTGACGTTACAGTACAATTTGCTTCTTCCGCTTCTTTTTCAGTAGGAGATAAGTATAGGTTCCCCGCAACAGGTACTAAGATTTGGCAAGGGGAAGTAAAAACAGTAGAGACTAAAAATAGTAAAAAACAAATAACTTTTACTAACTGTGTAGGAAAATTAGGTAATAAATGGACTGACTGGAAGACTTATACAGATGGAGACTTAGTATGGCATGACGGAAATGTATATATTAAATCCGGCACAGGTACTTTGTCGGACGCTCCCACAGGAACTTCAGCTACTGTAACTTTGAGAAAAGTAGGAACATCTACTGATGTTAATGTGGATACTTCTGCAGCTTCTTTTGAGGGCAACCCTCTTATCCGTACTTATGATTCTGACGCGGAAAGCTATCTTAGCGGGTATTCTCTTTATGATTGTGATTTTGTAAAGTATTGGAAATATTTAGGATGGGAGTCCCAACATCAGCGTCATGTAACTAGACATCAAACTAATTGTGTTATTGATACAGGTAGTCCTGTGTTTAATAACATAAATGGTATGTTGGCTCAATTTAATGGCCTATTGCGATATACTTCAGGAAAGTATTCTTTAGAGATAGCAGGCGCAGCAGGAGCAGATGACTCAATAACTATAGGGTCTACAACATACTACCCTGCAAAAATTACAGATGACGATATTATAGGAAGCATACAAGTTGATGATGCAGGAATTAAAGGTACTTTTAATACTGTAACTGTTGGGGTTCCCGATCCCCAAAATAGGTATGAAGATCGCTCTGTAACTTTTTTTAATTCTACTTATTTAAAGGAAGATCGGAATGTTCCTAAGAAAGGAGATATAAAAACTCCTCATGTTACTAACTACTTTAATGGAAGAATTAATGCAAAACAATACTTAGAGCGATCACGATATGGTTTAAGTGTTAACTTTAAGCTTCCTCCTAAAGGGTTTCTTTTATTAGCAGGAGAAATTATAAAAATTACTTATCCTCGTTTTGGGTGGACAGACAAAATGTTCCGCATTTCAAACCTAAATCTGGATAAAGATTGTTTAGTTCAAGTTAGCGCTGAAGAGCATAATGATGCCGCTTTTATAATTAGTGAAACAAACAGGCAGATAAAGTACGAAGGAAGCGAAGCTACTGTAGGTCCGGTTGCAACCCCTCCAGGTCCTACAGGTCTGTCAGCAACTACAGGGGACCGAGGTGGCGTTGTCTTAAACTGGACTAATCACGCTAACTTTAATAGAGCAACTCATTCGGTAGAGATTTGGAGACATACTAATCAGTCTTTTACTCATGGTACTGGTGCAAAACAAATCGCAATGGTTAAGAGCGATACTTATACTGACCAGATAGTTACTTCTGGCCTTACAGATAGATACTATTGGATACGTTATGCAGTTAGTAGACCGTCTACAGGAAGAGCTGCTACACAGTTAAAAGATGTTTTTTCTTTATATAATCCTACAAAAGGAAGTAATGGTATCCATGGCTCTGCTACAGGTCACATTGATGGTTTGAGTATGGAGTTAAGTAATTTAAACGCAACTGTTGCGACTAATAGTGATAATAGTTTAGATTTTACTAATACCGGAACAGACTTAGAAGTTTTTATAGGTTCTACACAACTAGATTATGATGCTAGTTCCCCTTACACCGTACCTAGTTTTAGAGTAACAGGAATTCAGGCACATAATGTTACTGCAGGAACTCCCTCTACTACTAGTGATAAGTATGTTTTGCCTGCAATTACTGGCATGTCCGCAAACGTTGGAAGAATTGAAATAACTATAGTTGTTACAGATAATAATGGTGAAGAAACTACTTTTGTAAAAACTCAACGATTTACTAAAAGCTTAAGGG